TCTACCTTACGAATCTTAACCGTAAAGTCAGCACCATTCCACATATCAAATGGATTAACAGGAGCCTCGTCAGGAAACTGAGGCTGCATAGAGTCCATAATCTTATCAAAGATCTTTTTACCAAAGCGATACATCTTTACTTGACCTTCGTTCTCTGGATTAGATGGATCTGAGATAATTAGTACGTTAGCAATATAGCGAAGATTACGCTTACGCTCACGCACGATACGTTTAGCTTCTTCAGAACCATCTTCGTTCCAAAGCTTGCTATTGCTTTCTGATAAAGGATCAGCTTGACCAATAGAAGTAAGAGACTTCTCTACGTACCATTGACCGGTTGGTCCTTTAAAGAAATGATCCCAATAACGTACCCACGGAGTAGGTGCTTCAGCATCACCAGGTAGAAAGCGAATAACAGCATAGCCATTACCAGCTTTATCTCTAGTAGGTTGCCAGAAGCGTTCGTCGTTACGATTATCGGTTTTAGTTTCACCGGGACCACTAGAAGCAGCTTCTACGAGTTTAGATAGGTCCGTACGGTTAGATTTAAGTGCTGCAAAGCTCATATATATTTTCCTTGTATGTTATAGTATGTTATGTGTATAAGTTTTATCCACTTGATCATTATATAGACTTATTTATAGTTAGTCAACTGGCAATGTATTACCTTTAGGTAAATAATTGAGGTTCATTGCCTCTACCTCAATCTTCTCTTTGATGCTGCCTGAGACATACTTGCGTATGTCTTCCAGGTCTAGCTCAATATCTTCACAGATGTGAATAATAGCATCCATATAACTATACCGATGCTCTCTTACTTTTCCTTCCACTAGTTTTGCGAATTTGTTTTTTGTTAGAAACTGTTCTTTTGCCATTTACCTCATCTGCCATTTCTTGCGTATAGACACCAATATCAGGATACTGAACCCCGACAGTTCTCTTAGGAGTGCCATCTTTGTTATAAGCCATAGTAGTACATCTGTATTTGATCTTAAACTGGCGCTCATCACCATAAAACAGATCACGATAAACTCCATCGCGCAGATAAGCCTGAAGATTATGTAAGTAACCTTCTTCGCAGAGAAAGGCCGCTTTCTGACCTTTCTCTTTAGAGTTCTTCCAACCTCTCATACCAGAGAGTTTATCTTTAGAATTCTTAATCCACTGTCTGATATTTTTCGGAGAAAACATATCGTCATCAGGTAGATTGCGAATAGACTCATGAATAGATAACTGAGCTGCAGGCTTCTTAGCAGCACGAGCTTTAGTAATTCTATCAACTAGAACTTTCTTCTGCTCTTCAGTTAGTTTACGCTTTTTACGAATCTTCTTCATATCACACTCCTCATCATATATAAGTTATTATAGGAACTTTTTACAATAAGTGCAACTGTTAAATTTCTTTATCGTATTCATAGATTTCATATTCACCGTCAACCATCTTAGCTCTTACCATTCTTTGTTTGATAAGTGCTAAGATGGTTTGTTCGATGACCTCTTCAGTTTCATGTCTAGACCAGCTACGACCTATCATAAAAGCAGAAAGAGCAATTCCTCCTAAGAGGAGCCACTGTATAAGCGTCATAGATGTAAACATTTATACTCCTTAAACATCTATTTATCAGGTAAAAGAGACAACGTTCTCTACACGAAATGAGCGATAAGCTCCTTTCATAGTATCAAAAGCAACGATTACCTCTTCATTCACAGCACGAACTTTCTTCTGAGAGATAGGATCATCTTTCTTAGCATCAGGAAGAACATCTTCAATAAGAGTACATTGCATATCGCGCTCTTCACCATTTACTTTTTTAAAGATCACTCGGCAAACACGTTGCTTGAGCTCACTGATCATATATTCACGAGTACACGAATCATTCATTTATATGGGTCCTTTACTTTATAGGTTACATCAGGGTTTTTATTTTGATTCTTTTTCAATTCTTTTACGCCAAGAGTGTGCATAAAGGTAGGATCGGCCATCAGTATATCGATGACCTTCTCCCATTCCTGTACCTTACCTTCGAGGTATTGTACTCTACGATCAATAAATGATATTTGATAATCACTCATCGCATCACCAGAGGTTTTGTATTTTGATTATCATGGTAATCACCTGATTGATAATAATCACGAGATGCTTCTTCTTTAATCATTATACCATTACGCATACGATAAGTTACAATCTCACGGCGAATAACCCCATCGATATCAGCCTTAAAGGCTGCTTTAAAAGGTCCTTCACTCATTAGTAATCACCCCAATCGTTATCCAAGCCAGTAGTAGCTCGAAAGGTTTCACCATAGTACTGCTCAGCGTACTTAGAAGCATCTGACCAATGCATCTCTTCTTTACGAAGCATAGATTTATCTTCACGCTTAACTTTAGCTTGACGCGCCTGCTTCTTCATAAAGTTATCTTGCTTACGCTTTTCAGCTTTACGAAACTTAGTTACTTCTTTTTTAAGCTCTTCCATAAATTGGTCCATTGTAAAATTACCTGCTTGTTTTTTCATACCATCCTCCATCTTTCAACATTTGCTTAAAAGAGATAAGCTCTTCAGCGTTCATAGTAACTTCAGCTCGCTTCAATCCGTTAGCGAACTCTCGTAGAGTATATACTCCTAATCCATTAAAGGCAACTGAATAATGCTTAGAGTCACCAAATTTTTCATTACGATATATCAACCCCAATCCTTCCAATCCATGTTAATAGTTTCATTATACTCATATCCAGCAAAATACTCAAGCAATTCTCGCTTGGTCATCTCACTTTTTTCTATGCGATGAGAAGTAATCGAATCACCAACATAATAATGAGGCTGTTCGCCACGACCATAATAACTGTCAGCCGATCCACGATCGAACGGACCTCCATGGCGGACTGTTTCAGACTTTGCAAATGTGACATCAAGATCGACTCCTTTATAGTTAAAAATTTCTTTTGACATTACGCTACCTCCTTGAATCCAAAGTTAGCTACAACGTGACGATTACCATCTTCGTCTTCGATAAGATCGCCAACCGATACAGAAGCCATACGACCCAGACGAGTAATCTGAGACTCAGGACCAATGTTACCAATCTCAAATACTTGATCTAAACAAGTAGCTTCGATTTTAGCTACACCAGTATAAAGATTTTCATATAGAGCTTTCTCTACCAGACCGATCATTTTCTCGCCACGGAAGTCCATAGCCATATCATCACGAATCTCACGCTTCATGCTTTTAGTACCAGCATTGATTCCGTCGATCTCTGCTTCGGTGTAGCGGATTTGATAAACTGTATATTTCATTTCTTATCTCCTTAATATACCTTATTATCGGAACTTTTTGTACTAAGTGCAACTAAAAAAGGGCTCAAACGCAAAAAAGATTTCCAATGATATCAATAAGTTATAAATAAAATGAAAAGAGGTTCAAAATGAGTGACATGTTTGATTTCGGTTTTACAGCGGTAGATGAGCATGAGCTTGATGCTGTTAAAGAAGTATCCCAGACAGCTACTTCAACGGAAGAGCGACTAAATAATCTATACAATGCTATTGTACCTCTCTTAAATAATCTAAAGAAGAATCCAGAGAAGGATTATATTCTTTGGCCGAATAGGTTAGCTAAGGTAGAAGAGTTTGAAGATCATCTGCAGAAGATTTACAACGGATGAAGCTTTTTATCTGAGCCATACTTAGCAAAACTCCATCCACAATCTTTCATTAGTCCAATACCACAACGCTTTGCAATCATAGCACGTTGTCTTTGACCGGCCTCTCCATCTACATATCCAAGATTATTATATTTAAACCCTTGAGGCTTTGCAACTGCCATAATATTTTCCTTTGGAGTAGGGCCTCCATATCCAGAGGTTAAAAACTCTTTTAAGAACGGCATAAACTTCTGAATAATATAAACTCTGTCTTTCATAGATAGTTGCAGCTGATGTACTTCACTCTCATAGCGCCAGCTTACTTCTACTAACTCTATATCCCCTTCAGCTCTTTCTTCCCATCTCATTTCTTCATAAACAGACGAAAGCTCTTCAGCTGTAGTTTTATCATCGTTAATTAAAGAGAAGATAAAGTCTTCTTTTTTCTTATAAGCAAAATATCTTGCAATAAGATTTATCTCTCCAATCTCTAAAGGAATGACAATCTCGTGATCATACCCTGTAGGTTGTTGGAAATGGTCAACCCAATCCAGTATAAATTGATTCTTATTAAACATTGTCACCTCATTAAAATATAAAAGGGGGGCTTACTGCAGAGCCCCCCTTCGCATCTGCATTTAACGTATGCAGAAACCGACTGGGTTTTCTTCTACGGTACCAGTTCTTTTACCGACCTAAGTTAGAGGGCCACTTCCATACTTAGGGTTTATCGGGTACGTTTGACGACGTTGTCGAGCTTTCCCCTTCGCTCATCTCGTTAAGAATATCCACCTGCCGAATAAGCAAGTCAATCTTCTCATGATGGTTATCATGATCTACTCTTGTACGTGCATGTAAGGCTGCATGAGCTCCTTGCAATACCAAGAGATCTGTTTCTAAAATCTCTACATCAGTATCAACCCTAGCGATATATGCTTGCAATACTTTATTATGTTCATCGACTTTTTTAATCTCTTCGCCCATCGCGAACATAGATAAAAGCCATATTATAGCAACTTCCATTTGTTTTCCTTTTATTGGCGAACACGGAAGGATTCGAACCCTCGGCCTAGTGCTTAGAAGGCACTTGCTCTATCCAGCTGAGCTACGTGTCCAATTAAACTCCAAAACTCTCTCCACATCCGCATGATGATGAAGCGTTTGGATTTATCACTGTCAAAAACGAACCACCTAATTCTTCTACATAGTCTATAGTACATCCAAACACAAACATCTCTGCCATTGGATCTAACCATAAATTTTCTATTGTGGGGTCCTTATCTGTTAATCCCCACTCGTATTGAAACCCAGCGCATCCTCCTCCTTTTACAGTAAGAGATACATTCGGATCACCAATTCGTTTTAAATACTCTTTAGCTTTTTCAGTTAGCTCTATCAACGAAGTATTTCTCCATCATTTCCTTTAGGTCATGATATTTAGCTACTTCTTCTAATTCAGTTTCAATAGCTTCCATAATATCAGGGTGTTCACCAACACCTACAGGATTATGTAAATACACTTCTACATTAGCAATATGCTTATCAATATGCCCTTGAGCATGAGATAAAAAAGCATCAATTAAAATACCTCTCATATTTTTCCTCATTTCTGAAACGGTACAACATACCGCTTTCCATTTAAATAAAACCTAATAGTAGAATGACTATACACTTCTACATTAGAATTCTGATAGACTGTAACATCACTACACTGACGTTGAATTTCGTATCCAGTTACCTTAGGTCCTTTAGCTGATTCATTTGCAACTATAGCTCCCCCAAGCGCTCCAATTGCAGCACCGCTATCTTTACCAGACGCTGTGCCTCCAATAAGACCACCTAATATAGCACCTAACAAAACATCACCACCAGAAGCATTGCCTCCTTGTTGATAGATAGGTACTTTAACATCTTGGCAACGCGTTTCTGATATAGGCACCGATTGAGTAACAATCTTAGTATGATCAAAAACCTTTACTTTTGATACATCAGCTGATGCTGTACTTGCTGCAAAGATAGCAGCGGTTGCAATTAAATATTTCATCGGATAATCTCCATCCCTGTAAATCCTTCTTGAGTCCAGCCACGAGCATCAGCATGCGCGCCTATGATATTATCATAATGCATATGAGGCCACAAACCTTCTTTCATAGCATATGCTTTCATATCAGACTGTACCATACAAGACTGCTCGCCTTGAGCTGGTAAAGCTTCAAGGCGATTAATTTCTTCTTCAGCAATATCAAAGCCGTTACGGGTTTCTTGAATCCAAGGTTCCATTATGCAGCCCTCTTAGCAGCTAAAAATTGATCAGCCATATCGTTAAAGAATGAATCGAAGTTTTCACCTAAAACTTCCATCCATCCATCTAAAGCCAAATCTGACTCAACATAGTTCCATATAACGGTTCCATCTTCAGTCTGGTTAACATAGTTATTAACGGCTTTATCAAATGCAACTACGAAGCTTGAATCTCTCATATCATCTCTCCTTATCATACATTTAATATATACCCAAATGAAACAAAGTGCAACTGTTTTTTTCAGTTTAACGTAACTTTTTTCACACTTCTATATCAATATATTGACCTTGAGTTTCTCCAGGACTGATAGTTGTACCATCTTTATCATATCTTATAGCTGCTTGATCTCTCAATTGTTGTATCTCTTTAGCGCGCTCTTCAACCCGTCTAGTTTGATCTAACTTTAAATCTGTGCGAGTAGCAGCTTCAACTACACGTATACGTTCTTTCTCTTGCGGCGGTTTAATATGCTCACTGTTAGGGTATACATTAGGGTGACCATACTGCTGGGCTTGTAATGCTTGAGACATTTCTACTTTCATAAGAGCTCCTATTTACTCTTATTTATAACCTCAACCATGCTCAAAGCGAGCCCAAGAGTCTTGACGTCGACTTCGGTAATCCCTTTCCAATCGTTGTCTAGAATTCGTTTCGCTACTTCTGCCACTGTCACGTTTAGTCCATCCTGTTAAATTATCAGTTGTTACATCATCGCAAGGATCATCGCTGTCTTGCATTTCTACCTCTTAAATCTTGAACTACATATTGTACTCTAGAAGGATACTCACCTAAGAATGTACCCGCAGTTAAATCATCTTTACTTATATGATGCTTGTGCATATGTTCAATATTATCCCACTCACTAAGCATTTTTTTTGCCATTCTATCAAAACAGCTATCTGATAGAAGAGGGCGATCTTCCACATAATAAGCATATGCAGCCATAAGATACCAAGGCACTGACATATTAATATTATCGTCTATAAGATCACTACAATGCTTATCAAAGTTTTCATCTTCAGGTTCGGCCATTGAAAGCCTCCGTTAGTTGTTTCTCTTTACCATGCGCTTCGATCTCATGTGGGCGCTCATCATATGGTAGGTTATTGATCATAACCATTCCCCGAAGGTATTGACTGACGTGAACTAACTCGTGTAGTACAGTAGTTATTAAATTGTCGGGGGTTAAAGATTTGTCGAGACGAATAGTAAATTCGTTATCGTCTTCGTACATGCAGTCGCCACATACTCCTTGTTTGCGCATCGCACTAATATTTATATAAACGTCATCCTCATGTGGGAATAATTCTGACTGCCCAAACGCTATCAGCTTGCAGATTAAATCTTGCTTACTCTTAGCAAATCTTGATTCGAATTCAACTATCATACTATAGTTATAGTCTCAAAAGAATCAAAGTGCAACTGTTATTTTGTGATTACCTCAACATTTTTTCCAAGATCAATCTTAGCATTGTTATGTTCATGATACAACACAAATTGAGTATTAGGAAACTCATTAAAGAGGTTTCGCCATACAGGGCGCCAGTTGTTAGCTAGTCTATTGTTATTAGATAGACTTCTATCGCTATTTAAATATAAGTCAGTACAGCTTCTAATATTGAAATCAAATATAGAATCAAAACCATACATATGTATTTCTTCAGCTTTTAATTCATTAGCGCTATAATGCGCTGCCATATGCCCGCAGTTAAAGTCAGTATAGTTAGCAACATACTTAGGTAGTGTAAGATAAAACCCCTTTATGTTCTGAGCTACTTTCATATAAAATTCTGGTCTTTGTTCCATCCAGATCTTAGGTCTATGCCCCAATGTCCATTCGCCTGGAATAACCACACTACCTTCTGTCATAGCTTTCATCATCTTAAAGTCCACAAGACAGGTTGTATATACATTAGCTACTTCAAATGGTGGTATATTACAAGTTACTTTAATACCTTTAGAAGGTTTATACATTGTTGCATTATCACCATTACCTATTAGATGAACGGTTCTACTCATTGATCTGCTTCCTTATTTCCTCTTTACCTTTTCTACCAGTCCAGTGCATAATCTTTATATCTGGTGGTTCTGTTCCGTCGAGTAAATCTATCCTGAGAGTATTCCACTTTTTTGGAATAGTGTTAATATGTATCTGCCTATTAAGCCCGGTTCTAACCAAAGAGTGTAATATGTCTTGATCTCCGAACATAGGATCTGTATTTTCTGTAATCATAGTTGTTTCAAGATACCAATGATTAAGTATAACAGGTTTCCGTTGAAAAGCTACTACTCCGCTATTATGCCAAGTCTCTCCTCGTCTTTTAGACCAAGGCTGATCTTCAATCATAGTTAATTTATTAGGAACAATAAGATCAAATATACCAGTTATATCAGATCGTACTTCACAGTCTGTGTCAAGCCAACATACTTTATCAGCCATCTCACTCGCTTCTACCATTGCATCAGGTTTACAGAACCACCCATTACCCATCTTATCAAAATCAAATACATGTAATTCTGCATTAGGGTTGTGTCTGTAGAAGTTGTCTTTAAACCAAGGCAACATCCAGCGCGTATTCTTATCACATCCAGTAATAAATAATTTAGATAATTTGGTAACTGCCATTATAATTATGCTTTGCCAAGCACCCCTCTGTTTTTTGAATTGTTGTGAAAGTATCTCTTGCTTCTACCGGCCATGGATAATATTCCTGTAACCATTCTAATACATCTAGATTTAAAAAAACATCTGTAGGTCTCGCATAGAGCCTAGCTTGGGTAATCAATAAAGAAGCTCCAGCAGGATTAACTCTGTATGCATGAGCACCTGGGAAGTATCTTTTAGATGTTAGAGCGTTTAATCCTAGACGTTCAGGTATATTAAATTTACCATAAGATGGCTTTCCTAGATTAATACATCCTCCAAAGTGCATGTCTGGAATAGTATCTACTACTACCGCATCATGCTCAAAGATGGTTACCTTCTGTCTAATCTCTGTACAATGTTTCCATAAAGACCAATGAGAGTGAAAAGCAGCCATACAATTTTCTAACCGAGAATACTTTTCTTTAAAGCCTTCAGGTTTAATTCCTGCGTCTAAAAGAAATGCTGACAATAACTCGTTAGGAGTAGTTGCTTCCCACTTCTCTATTTCTAATCCATGTCTTGCTCCTGATTCAATACATCTTTCAGCCGCAGCTACTGACTTAGGGGTCTGAGACATGGTTATAACATAATGTTTCATAGTGTAGTTGTACTCCTAGTATTTTGTACTATAGTATAAAACTTACGGGTAACATACAAATTAGGAACTAATTGCTTACACATTATCGCATCATTAGGCCACAATCCGTATTCCTTTACAAGGTTTAACATATGTGTAGCACCTTGTGGTTTAATTATATATGCTGAATTACCAGCTAAGCCTTGAGGTATAGTAACATCATCAATTGTAGGTGCACGTTGAAACATGTCTTGGTTCTTAATTATTTGATGATAATATTCATTTGATTTTCTTGTGCACCCTAGAGGATTATTAATACCAATAATATCACCTTTAGTCTTTTTTAAATCCAGCTTAGTTATAAAGCATGCATCATGTTCTAGAACAAGTATAGGTTCTTGCAGCATAGAGGCTTTCATCCAAAGAGTATAGTGAGATAATGCCGCTGCTATTCTAGCTTTAGGACGAGCTGTTATGTATGCTGATTTAATTAGCCCAGTAGCAAAGTCAGACACTTTACCTTCCCAGGGGTAGTTCCATTTTATATTGTATGTCTTTAAAAGCTTGTCTACATCGGTAGGTACTACAGCATCAAATCTTTTTATCTCAAAAT